CTTATCAAGCTGCATTTCTTAGTACGAGTCCTCAAATAGCAGGTGTTCAGAGTTCTTTCACCTTTGTTAGAAATGAAGGAGGAGATATTGAGTTTGACTCTGCTGCAAATCCGATTGATCCAGTGAAAATTGGTACTATTCAAGGTAAGAGTGATTATGGTAAAGGACATGTACTAGAAAGACAAAATAATGGTGATCCTGAAAAAACTAAGACGTGGAGAGAAGTTCAAGAGGAACCAGAACCTGATGTAGGATCTAGTTTTGAAGAGTATTGGGTTGGTGCATCATCATGGCCCCAGTGGGCAGAGAGTGATGGTGAAACTAGAGGTCCTGCCGTATATGTACCCGAGGGATTTACTGTAACGCTTAGTGTTGGTGGAACCATGACTTCTGGAGAGGTGTCAATGACATCAATAGCTCCACCATCACCAAATCCAAGTAATAGTGAGTGTAATAACTTGACCTCAGCCATTACTGCCGCTGAGAGTGATATGAATTCAACAATCAGTACAAACACTCCTAAGATCGACTATCTACTGAAAGGATCTAAGACTCTAAGGAATCTCAGAGCCGAGGATCAAACCGAAGCATGGTCCTACCTACAGGGAATTGGTTACCAGAACTCCAAATCTAAAGAAAACAACTCGAATGCTGACGAAATAGGGGACTTTAACTGGGACGAGCTTGACGACTGACCTGGATGGGGTTATAGTACGTTGGTAACGCAATCAAACCTATGTACGTCGAACGCGACACCCTCCGCCACTTCCAAGGTCTTCTGGAAGATACCGCAGAGTATTTCTGCGATGAAAACGTAATGAGTGGTGAACTATTCTGGACAATGGTAGAATGTTTCGCTACTGCAAAACTTGCAGAACTCGAAGGTGAAGTTCTTCCTGACATCGCATGAAGTACGTCGTTCAGTATGACAAACCCAAGAAGAAAGGAACTGCAACTCAACGTGCGACTTTCTTCGATATTCGTGACGCAATGATGTGGGAAAGGCACATCAGGAACGAAACCAACTGTAAAAACGTAGAACTGGTCCCCATTTTCACAGATGTTTGAAAGAGTTCCCTGGTACATCCACAAAGACAAAAACACCAAGATCAATCTATCAAACAACATTTGTTACGATCAGATTCACGCCCTTAAGGTAAGTGAGTTGATCCGAGAGAATGGTAATGGTTTCAGTCAATACGCCAATGAACCAAAGATCTATGAAGATCTGAGTGAGTTCTATGGTGTTCCTAAAACAAACATTGCCATTGGTATGGGTCTGGGGGAACTTATTCCTCGGATCTTTAACATTTTTAGGGACAAAACGTTCTCCATTGTCACACCCACATGGATGATGGCAACAGGATTTTGTGAAGTCAACTGCATCAAATACTATCAAGGTCTTGATCTTCGTGCAGATGTTCTTTATGTTGCAAATCCTAACGGGCAAGATGGACAAGTAATAGATCGAGATATACTAGAGTCACTATGTGATGCTTTTGAGTATGTCATCATCGATGAAGCCTACGCAGACTTCTGCGTTCCCACCTGTTCAGCTCTCGACCTGGCTATTACCAGAAACAACGTTCTCGTATGCAAAACTTTTAGCAAGTCTCTTGCTTTACCTGGTCTTCGCTTCGGTTATTGTTTTGGTAATCATCATGTTATTTGGAGACTTCAGCAACTACGTCCTTCGGGGGTAGTAAATACTATTGTAGAGAGAATTGGTCCTGAACTTCTCTCCCTCATTGATGAACATGTAGTGCGGATGGTCGATACCAGGGATTACATTGAATCTAAATACGAGTGTTCTCCTTCAAATGCCAACTTTGTGTTGTTGAAGAACAAAGAATCTTTCTTGGATAGATTTCAATACAGAACAATTAATGGACTCCATCGTATGTCTTTGATGGATCTAAACACATTCAAATCCTATGAATCGTTATCAGACGTTCAACAAAGTAGAGAACGCCAACCTAGTTAATTCAACCTTACGAAGTGTCGAGTTGTGTGTCACAACTGCATGTAATCGTTCATGTTCATTTTGCCCTCATGATTGGGGATTCAAAACTGAAGACACTAGGGAAAAATTTGTAAGTTTGGAAACTGTAGACAGACTCGTAGAATTTCTATCAAATTACAATAATCAGATCACTCTTTGTGGTATGGGTGAACCCACAATGCACCCACATATCAAGAAAATTCTAGATAAATTTCAAAAACTTGATAATAGAGTTCTCCTTATCACTAATGGATATAAGCTTCATGATGTTGTAGATCATTTAGGACATATTCGTCCTAGAGTAAGTCTATACGAACCCATGGATCTACCAGATATTGATATGGATATCATTAATTATTATGAGAAGGGTGAGAATGTAAACTTCAACCAAAGAAGTTACTCGGAAGGTATTAAGAAACCTTGTTATCTACCATCATATAAAATGGTTATAGACACTAGTGGTGGTATTTTACCTTGTGACAATAACTGGCAAGAGGTTGAATATCTTGCCAATATCTTTGATTATGACCTAGAAACTGTATGGTTGGATAAGTTCAACCCATTCAGAACCAACTGTTCCAAAGACCGATCTCTTAACAATTATTGCCGTAACTGCAATGCAGGTGGTATATTATATGGGTCGGAAGAGATGCAACTCCTTACTAATCAATGAGACCAGAAACACGAAAGTCAATGGAAATGCTTTGGTCTGCAAAGTGGAATCTCCCCACAGCAGCAAAACATGCAAATCTGACCAACAAAGAGATGAAAATTACTTTCAATGAGTATTGTTCATTTCACCCTCCAACCTGGAATATTGAACTAGATGGCGAGGGACTGTCGCCTATTGGTTAAGGCCTGCTCCTTATAAGGGCATGAATCGGGTTCAATTCCCGACAGACCCACCTTGCGAGTATGGCGGAATCGGTAGACGCACCAGACTTAAAATCTGTTGAGAATTAATCTCGTGGGAGTTCAAGTCTCCCTACTCGCATCCTAATAAATAAAAGAAAATTTTGATCATGTTTGAAGAATTTTGCAATTATTTTGAAGGATACTTCAATAATCAAGCACAAGCTTTTAACTATCCTAGAGAGTTTGCGATGATTGAACTTAATCATCGTCGCATTGAAGGAACTAACAAATTCACTGTCACTCAAGGATATGTGATGGATGGTGAACCTTATCGATCTGTAGAGATTGAAGTTATCGATGATTCGGATAACGATCAAGTAATTCTAAAAACTTATAAAGATGATGAACACATCCCTGGATGTGACTGTGTATTCCAAAAAGTCGATAATGAATTTCATGGTGACATCACTGGCAAAGAATGTTTTGTTCAACGTGGAATCAAGAACACATATATGCAATCTTCTGCCAAATTAGGTGATGGATATTATCATGTAATTGATCAGGGATTTGACCCTGAGAATGATGAACAACTTTGGGGATCGCGTCATGGTCACTTTGAGTTTGATAAAAAATAATTGCCCTTGTAGCTCAGTGGTAGAGCAGCTGTCTTGTAAACAGCAGGTCGTCCGTTCAAATCGGATCGGGGGCTTATGAGAGTAAAATATGTAACTGAACCCTTCCCATATGTTCTTATAGATGAACTCTATAATGAGTGGGAATTGGAAGAATTGTGGGAAGAAATGGATTACCTTTGTAGTCCAAGAAGACTAATGGTTGCTGATACAAACAATGGTTCTGCAACTGATCCTAATGGAGAACTTCTAAAATTCACTCATTGCCAGTATCTTGAAGATGTATATAAAAATAGAAATCATTCAGCTATTTTACAGATAACTGAAAAGATTTTTATGGAGGATAGTACTTTTTTCATGAATCACCCTCACTGGTTTTTTCCTGGAACAGCCTCTAATACTAATCAACACTATACTCAACTTGTTTATTATGAAAATAATGACGAGTATAAAAGTCATAGAGACTGTGCTCAATTTACTGTACTAAATTGGTTCTACAGAAAACCAAAGAAATTTTCTGGTGGCAATCTATACTTTGAAGATTTTGATTTGGAAATAGAGTGCTTAAATAATAGGACATTAATTTTTCCTTCAGTTATTAATCATGCGGCTAAACCCGTTATAATGGAAGAGAAATACATAGGACAAAAATATGGAAGATTCTGCATCTCACAATTTGTGTCCCGTCAATTCTAAGGAGTATGGTAAATCCAAGATGAATATAAAACTCTGGTACAATAGTGCAATGGGACAATGGCGTTGGACTATGACAGATAAAGACTTAAATATGGAAGCAGGGCAACAACCTATGCTCCGTGATGCTTTAAATGATGTAGCAAACACAGTAGAACATATGTTAGATAAGTCTGGATACTTGCCAGAGAAGATAGATTTAGATAAGATAGATTATGGTGATACTCACCAGTAATCCCTTCCGTGTGACTATAGAAACCTCCCTTTAACGAGGGAGGTTTTTTGGTGTCTAAATATAAAAAGAATAGATTTGTCACTGTAGGAAAACGAGATGCCCCTAAGTAGATTAGAGAATTTCCTAAAGAATGCTGAAGGTAATATCCTGTATGTAAACCCTTCTGACTTTGACGCAACCGATAGTTATGAAAATAGAGGTAATTCTCTAACAAGACCTTTCAGAACTATCCAGAGAGCTCTGATTGAATCTGCTAGATTCTCATATAGAGCAGGAAGAAATAATGATAAGATTGATAGTACTACGATTCTAGTATATCCAGGCACACACTACATTGACAACAGACCTGGACACTCTATCGAATCCAATGGAAGCACTGCGACTTTCAAAAGATTTAGGGATGGTTCATGGCAAGAAGGTGGGGCAGAACTAACTGAATTTGACGAGAATACTAACTTTGATATTTTCGACGAAGAGAACGAATTACACAAATATAACAGTGTTAATGGTGGTGTTATCCTACCTAGAGGTACATCTATTGTAGGTCTTGACCTTAGAAAAACCAAGATTAGACCACTATATGTACCAGATCCTCTAAATGATGCAGTACCAAGCACTTCAATCTTCCGTGTTACTGGTACTTGTTACTTCACTGCATTTTCATTCTTTGATGCAGACCCAGCGAGACAGGCATACAGAGATTCTACTGCAAGAAAGGTAAATCCTAGATTCTCTCACCATAAACTCACCTGTTTTGAGTATGCTGATGGTATCAATAACGTTGTATTAGGTAACGATGTAACAGATCTAACTGATCTTGAGATGTATTATTTCAAGGTCACTTATGCTTATGGTGACTCTGGTGGTAGAGGACTTGCCGATTATCCTTCAACAACTTCTCTTGACTTTGAGCCATCTGTTGATGAATTTAGAATTGTTGGTGATTTAACAGCAAACCCACTGGGTATTACCAGTTTGAGATCTGGTGATGGTGTAATCCCAACCCAAGAGATTACTGTAATTACTAACAATAAGCATGGTCTATTCAAGGATACTCCAGTTCTAATTTCTGGTATCAGTACAAACGTAAGTGCTTATAATGGTTCTTTCGTTGTCAAAGATGTTCTGAGTGACACGAAATTCACCTATGAGACCACATCAACTCCAACAGATGTCTTACCTACTCAAGACAAATTCAACAACTCACAGATCATTGTAGAGTCTGATAGTACATCATCTGCATCTCCATATGTATTCTCTTGCTCACTAAGATCTGTTTTCGGTGTCAATGGTCTACACGCTGATGGTAGTAAAGCAACTGGATTCAAATCCATGCTTACTGCACAGTTTACGGGTATCTCTCTCCAGAAGGATGACAATGCCTTCATGTTATTTGATGAAGCAACTAACATCTATAATGATAACGAAACCGTAAACGACGATCAGAAACCTTTACACACTAACTCTAGAGCAATCTATAAACCAGATTTTGAGAACTTCCACATGAAGTGCTCAAATGATTCTATCATTCAGTGTGTATCGATCTTTGCTATTGGTTTCGCAAAACACTTCGTTGCTGAGTCTGGTGGTGACCAATCTATTACCAACTCTAACTCCAACTTTGGTGCGATCTCTCTGGAATCTGCTGGTTTCCAAGCAAACTCTTTTGATAGAGATGACGTAGGTTATATTACACACATTATCCCACCAAGAGAACCTGAGAGAAGAATCTCTAACATCACTTGGTTGCCACTTGATGCAACTAAGATTGTTTCTGCTGCTACAACCAACAAACTGTGGTTAGCAAACTTTAAGTCCGCTGACGTTCCACCCCCAGGTGAACTAGACGCATATAGAATTGGTGGTAAGAGACAAGATAAACTATTCCTACAAACAATTACTGGTACTGCGGTAAGTACCTTCAGTTCTCCAATTCTAATGGATATTCCTGCGGGAACTGGTCTCAGTACAGAGGCATTTAAGACAAATGTTGTGGGTAGAGCTGCTGGTATTAACAGTATTTCTACTAACATTCTTACCTTTACCAAGAATCACCAACTATTCAATGGTGAGAAAATCAGAATTTATGCTGATACTGGTGAGATGCCTGCGAACCTTGAGGCAAATAAGATTTACTATGCACTAACAACTGGTCTAAACCCCAATCAGATTAAAATTTCTACCAGTGTCAATGATGCTGAGGCTAACAATAATATCACAGGTATTACTAATGGTGGTGGTGAACTTACCGTTCTCAGTACAGTTGCTGATAAAGTAACTGGTGAACCAGGTCACCCAATTCAATTTGATGATACAGAAGGTCAGTGGTATGTAAATTCTTCTCCATCAACTTTCTTTAACGAAATTTATACTGGTATTACTGGTATTGGAACTGCTATTGTTGGTGAAGTAACTGGTGGTACATTCATCCAAAGACAAATTGATGCTAGAGGTATTGAAGAAAGAATCTATAAGATTCGTTATGTTGTTCCTAAAGAGTTTAATAATGGTCGTCAACCATCTGAAGGTTTCATTCTCCAAGAATCCAAGAGTGTTGGTGTTGGATCTGCATCCTTCTTAGATGTTAGTGTTAGTGATCCAACTCAACTTAGAAACCCACGTATCATCACACTTGCATCTTACAATAGTGCAACCGAACGTGCTACAATCAAGACTGAAAAAGAACACAACTTTGTTGCTGGTGACCAAGTTATTATCAAAGGTGTAAGTAGTGCAAACAATACTGTTGCTACTGCAACTTCTGCATATAACGGAACTTTTGAAGTCTTCCAAGTAGACAACCCAAGAACATTCCAAGTCAGTGTAACTACTGGAGATCCTGGAGTATTCCTTAACCAGGTCAACCAAAGAAGCACACAACAACAGGTTGAAGCTTTACCAACTGTACAAAGAAGTAGATATAAAGATTCACTTTACATTTACAATTCCAGACAAATCAGAGAACACATTCCTGGTGCTGATGGTCAAGATGGTGTATATGCGGTTACTCTTCTTTGTGGTTCTATTCAACCCGATCAAAACATTGGTTTTGGTGTAAGTGAGAAGAAGTTCTCTCAGAATGTAGTCGATCTGTATCCTCAGGGTGATAGAGACAACTATAATTCTGATCCTGGTCCTGCAATTTCACATGCTCGTAAATCTCCACTAGGTAAAGTTCTCACCAATGACAAGAGAAACTCTGTTACTAGAGAAGGTGAAGAAATCTTCCTGGAAAATAACAACGTTGCATTTGTAGTAGACAGTGCTACTATTACTGGCACAGGTAACACTACTGTTACTCTTAATTTAACCAGAAATCACGGACTTAATAAGATCAAGTCCCTGTCTATTACAAATGGTGGTGCTGGATATAATAATGCTGCTGGTGTTACTACAACAATCTATGCTGCAGATCTTGTTACTTCCACTGGAGGAACTGGTGAAGGTGGTGTAATTAGAGCGAATGTTTCAACTGGAAATACTATCGCTTCGTTTAGAATTGTAGAACCAGGTGGTGCATATGGTATTGGTGATACGATGACCGTATCTGCTGATCCTGCTGGTGCTCCATCAGCATTTGCAGTTCTAACAGTTGATGACATCTATAATAACATCGGTGATTCACTAGAACTCTCTGGTTTCCCCACTCCTAAATTGAATGGTGTCTTCAAGATTATTGACGTTCCCGATGCAAACACTGTTGTTGTAGAGAATGACCTTAATCTTGAGAGTAGTTCTTATAAGACTAGAAATGATGATAGAAAACCAGTTGTTACTTATGCTGGTAAAGGTCTACTCTTTGATAGTTTAGATTTCAATCCAGAAGCAGGTATTGCTACAGTAACAGTTGGAAGTGCTCACAACTTCTTACCTGGTAATACTTTTAGAATTGTTGGTAGTGGTAATACTTTCTTTGGAATTGAAAAGTATCAAGTTCTTGAAAATGTAGGCATTAACACCTTCACATTTACTGCGGGTGTTTCTACTGTTGCACAAACAATGGCAACAGGAACTACAATTCAAAGATATGGTCTCTCCTCACAGGGTAAACCAGTTGGTGCTGGTGAAGAGAACTTGGGTGGTAGATCCACTCCAATGTATGTTGGCATCCAAACTACTTTAGCAAGTCCTGCTGCTAAAACCGACATCACTATTACTTTAACTAATTCGGATGGTTTTGGTCTAGGTGATTACATCACATTGGGTGATGAAATCCTGAGAGTTAAGTCAAATCCAACCACCAATACTTTACAAGTAGCTAGAGGTCAATTTGCTACTCCTGCAAACACTGGTGAAGTTGGACAGGTTGTCCAGAAGATCAAAATCCTACCAATGGAGTTACGCAGACACTCCATTCTTCGTGCATCCGCACATACCTTTGAATACCTAGGTTTCGGTCCTGGCAACTATTCAACTGGTATGCCTCAGGTTCAAGATAGAATTCTGACCGATGATGAGGTTCTACTTGCACAGTCAAGAGAACAAGATGGTGGTGCAGTTGTTTATACTGGTATGAATGACCGTGGTGAATTCTTCACTGGTGCAACTAAGGTCAACGGAACTACTGGTGAAGAAATTACAATCGGTGCTCCTAAGATTACTTACTTCGGTGATGAAAGTAAGAGTGAGGTTGTTAGTGCAAACAACGGTATCTTTGACGATCTGATTGTTAAGAACGCAATTACTGTTGAAGGTGGTGTAAACCAGAATAGAACGTCTCAGTTCTACGGTCCTGTATCTTATACTAACAAAGTAACTGTTTCTTCTGAAGAAGGATTAGAAACTAACATATTCTTCCTGAAAGGTGAGGCAGCACAGGCTAAAGAAATGACGGTGGGTATTCAAACACCCATCATTGGTAAGAGACCTGGTGACATCTCGTTCAAGGCAATACCTGAACCTGGTGGATATATTGGACACGTATTTGCTGACAATGATTGGAGAAGATGGGGTGTAATTTCCATCGAGAAAGATGAAACTTTCCTCACCTTAGATAGAGTTGCTATTGGTGAGACTGGAGGTAGTTCGGGATTTGTTCATGACTCAACCGCAGATGCTTTCCAAGTAAATGGTGTTACTAGAATTGATCACCTATTTGTTGGTGGTGCAGTTACCTTCTCACAAAACCAGACATTCTCTGGTGTTACTTATGAAACTGTCACAGTTAAGGATGAAATTGTCTTAACTGGTACTGCTGGAACAGATAACTACGTCTTCAAAGTTACTGATGCAGATAAGATCGCACAGTTCTCTAACGTAGAAATCACTGGTGCGGCATTCACCTTCGGTAATAATACTCAAGTAACTGTAGAGAACTCTTTCGAGTCTAATTACACTGGAGTCTCTACATTTAAGGGAACAGTTGCAATGGGTCAACTAGAAGTCGTAGGACTTGCTAGTGCTGCGATTGGAATCTTTACTTCTGTAGAATGTGAATTCCTACAGGTTGGTACTGCTGCAAGTATCAAGTTAGGATTTGCAACTGACTTCTATGTTTATGATGACTTAGTTGTTCAATCAAATGCATATGTAAACACTGGTGTTGTTACTACAATCGAAGGTAGTGATCTAACATATGATGAGATTACTGGTACAACAGTTCAAGCGGTTGGATTACGTGCTACTAACTTTGCATCTCCAAATGCAAGAATTAATGTTGGTGTCATAACCACTCTGATTGTTCCACCTTATAATGTAAATACGGGCGACTCCTGGGCAGGTATTAGTACCGCATATATTGGTGTAGGTATTGTAACCACTCTAATTGTTCCTGCTGGTGGTTGGATAGGTGCTCCAAATGCATACATTAACTCTGGTATTGTTACCACAATATCTGGTACTGATGCAACTTATACCAATGTAAATGCAAATAACGTTTACTCACCATACATTGCTGGTCAAACAGGTGGAAACCCTGCTGGTGCTGGTGTTCTTTACGTTGCAAATGCACAAGTTGGTTCTAAACTCTGGTTGAGTGGAACTGCTGCAGGTGAGGGTCTGAGAGCAAATGTTGGTATTATCACTTACTTCGGACATGATGCCAAGAATGTATTGGGTAACCTGGATAGTAATGGCAATAACATGCACATTAATGCAGGTTCTGATGGTATTGTTCAGGCATCTCAATTTAGATCGACAATCGCTCAAGGTGCTGCACCATTTACGGTTGTATCTACAACTAAGGTTACTAACCTGAACGTTGATTTGCTTGATGGTAAGACTGCAACTTCTAATGCGACTGCTGACACTATTATGTCTCGTAATAGTAGTGCAAACACTGCGGTTAATAAATTAACATCTGCAACGATTGATAACTCTGGAAACATTGATACCAACACACTTGATGCTAGCACCGCAGATATTACTACTCTGAATGTCACTGGTAGTATCAATGGTAATTCAAATTATCCATTGATCGACCAATTCAGAATGGGTAAGTACCTAGAAACTTTCAGTGATCTGGGTAATAAGAGTGGAACTGTTAACCTCAATACTTCTACAGCTAACAACTTCAGAATCAGACTCACGGGTAATACCACTGTCAACTTTACCAGTGTTCCTGTAGACGGCAACAATTCTTCTTCTGACATCTACTCAACACAAATTATTATCAAAAATGGAACTGGTGGTGCTAGTTTGACGTGGAACGGTAATATAAAGTGGCCAGGTGGTTCTACACCTTCCAGAACTACTGCTAATGGTGCTGAAGATATTTGGGTCTTTATTTCATATGATGGTGGTGGAGAGTGGTACGGAAACCTCGCTCTACCCGATATGAAGTAGTAATAAATAAATTATCTCGTGATTTAGTATATGACTACAACAGAAGTGTCATGTGAGTATAAAGATTTCGTCGGGACTTACAGAAATGTATATCCCGACGATTTTTGTGAACATATGATTAACGCTTTTGAACACATTGAGAGTGGGACTAATTGTGTCCTTAAAAATAGACAACAAGAAGAAGAAGGTTGCACTAAAACTGAAAAAGACGATAATTTTGTCTTTTTAGACTTGAATATACTTACATTTCCTGCATGGAGAGATAAGAATCCAATTCATATGGTGTGGAAAGGTCTCCAAGTTTGTTTCGATCAATACGTTAATCAATATGATCATCTTTTAGGTAGTAACATATCAGGACATGCACTAAAAATGCAAAGAACTGATCCTGGTCAAGGTTATCATATTTGGCACCACGAAAATGATGGATATGAAGACAGACATAGATGTTTAGCGTTCTCAATCTATCTCAATGACATTGAAGATGCAGGTGAAACTGAGTTCCTTTATTTGAAACGAAGAGTTAAACCAGAAAGAAATAAGTGTGTTATTTGGCCTGCTGGTTTTACTCATGTCCATAGAGGTAATGTTGTTCATGGAACTAAATCTAAATATATTATAACTGGTTGGTTTTATTACATCTAAGATGACACATTACACCCGTAGAATCATACAATCAGGATCTCTGTTATCAGGATCAGTTACTTTTAATGCTCCTGGTAATTTTGTTGCTCCGCCAAGATTACAGGTTGCTAGTTTATCTGGAAAGGGTGGACCAGGTAATCCAGGCAATCCTGGTAATGCTGGTAATAAGGGTAATAAGGGTACTGGAAATCCTGGAAACCACGGTGGTGGTGGAGGAGGCGGAGGCGGTGGTGGTGCCGCTGCTGAAGGTGAAAAATCAAGTGCTAATAGTGCAGACGGCGGAAACTCTGGTGAATCCACTTCAAACCCTGGAGGTGGCGGAGGTGGAGGCGGCAGTAGAGGCAACCCAATTAACTTTGGTAGGGACCAAGAATTCAATAACAAATATACCAAAAAAGCAAATGCCGGTAACCCTGGTGGTCAAGGGCAAAGTGGCAATCAAGGTAATAAAAATAATGGCGGTGGTGGTGGATCTGGTAGTCCTGGTAACTCAGGAAATTCTGGACAAAAAACTAGTTTTGGTAATTATCAATTCCCTGGCGGACAAGGCGGAAATGCTGGTAGTGGAAACCCAGGCAATCCTGGAAACCCTGGCAATAAAGGTAATGCTGGTGGCGGCGGTAATGCTGGGCAAGGTGGAAATGGTGGAAGAGTAAATTATAGTAACTTCGGTAATGATGACTATAAAATGTCTTCTATTGAAGCAGGAAATGGTGGAGACGCAGGGCAATCTCCAAATGCCGGCAATCCTGGTAACAATGGTGAGAGAGCATGGTCAACTCGCGGTAATATAGAAGGTGGCAATGGCGGCAATGGTGGTTCTGGTCCTGGTGCCGCTGGTGCTGGCGGTGAAGGTGGTGGCGGCGGTGGTGCCAATAAGAATGATGACGCTGGTGATGGTAAAGCAGGCGGCGGTGGCGGTGGAGGCGGCGGTGGTGGCGCACAACGCAACACCGGCAACCCAGGAAACCCTGGAAATCCTGGAAACAAAAACCCTGGAAACCCAGGAAATGCTGCCAATACCAATACTTTTACAGATATTACTATAACTCCATTCAATAATTATTCTGTAACAGTTCCAAGTGGTGGCACAGTAACTATCTCCTGGGACGCTCAATAAATAATCAAAACTTGTTTAATTTACTATGGAAGACTCCCCTGAAATTAAGATGGACAACTCTGCAGAAATTGACGCAATAAAAAGACAAAAAGCACTTGTAAGCGCACAAATTGAACTTGAACAAATGAAGTTCGAGTTGTATGAACTTAGAGCTGCTAAAAATAGAGGTCGTAGTATTTCTGTTGGTGCTGCATGTGGCGGAACTATAGAAATTTCTATGCGTGGAGATGCTGATGACATGTATGTGCAACTACAACCAACCGAAGCAGTTGAACTCCTAAATTCTCTTGCTGCTCAGTGTGGTTTAGACATTGCTACTAGACCCAAGGAAGATTATGCCACTTGGAGATCTTGGGATCCTAGAACTCTTCCCGACACAGCACACCTTGGTCTTGGTTCATGGCAACTCAGTGATCAATCAAGAGAAAAACTTATTGCTAAAAAAGAAACGGAACTGGAGAAAGTTCGAGTAGAAGAACCTGAAAAACCATTATTGCCTGAAACTGATGAATCTAAGTGAACTTTACATTATTGTTGATAATCACCAAAGAGAAGTACGAGGAGTATTTCAAAAACAACCTCAAGATTGGAAAAATATCTGCACATTTCCTGGACTAAGTGATGAAGAAAAATCTGATTTATCTTGGGCAGGGCATGATGGAGTAGGTTTTGTTCGTGGTGAATCTCTGAAAAATTATTCTTGTAATGATGGTCATTTAGAAGAAATAAAACTGAATATAAAAAGAATGTCAGAAGAAATCACGAAAGATTTTCGTGATGAAGGTGTGGTTTTTGAAGGATATAGATTCCCCATTGATTTGGAATCAATTATGTTTGCCAACTTCCAAAACAATAGGCATTCTAATATCATCAAGAGTCAGAACAATTACCATAAATTCGATAGAGATCGAATGTTCTCTCTTGTAGAGAAACTGAATCGTAGATTTGATGAACTTCTAGAACAAGAGATAGAGTTTTTTAGACAAGTTGATGAGTGTTCTACAGTATATGAGTTAAGTCAATTAAGTTATGGTATCTGATTATTTTAATTATGATGTAGACAGTCTGGATTATATTATTTCAGATTTAGAATTAGATCATTCCTCATCAGATGAATGGCCTTTGATGTCATTTAATAACCCATCATGTGTAACAGTTTCTGATATTTTTTCCGAGGAAGAAATTGGTAAGATTATATTTACGGGTAAACAATCTGGTTCAAATTTAGGAACTGTTGCTTCACATAATGAATTCGTAGTTGACTCTGATGTGAGAAGATCTAAAGTTTCTTGGTTGAAACCAAACTCATTCAATAGTTGGTTGTATGAAAAACTGACCCGCATTATTTGTGAAGTCAATGATTCTAATTGGGAATATGATTTACGTTCTATACAAACATTGCAGTTTGGAGAATATCATTCAGAATATCAGGGGCATTATAGACAACACTTAGATGCTAATCTGGGAAACAATGTAAATACAACTCAAAGAAAATTAAGTTTTTCAGTTCAACTATCACATCCCAATGATTATCGAGGTGGTGATTTATTATTGAATAATGGTGCAGAGTCAATATCAAAAAATAAAGGATCTATGACTCTATTCCCTTCACATACCTTACATGAAGTAACACCAGTGACCAAAGGTGTTCGTTATTCTTTAGTTGGTTGGGTTATTGGAGATAAGTTAAAATGAATAAAGTAATTGAAGGATTTTTAGGACTAGAATTTTGTAAATTTACTGAACAATATTTTATCACTAGACTATCTTCTGGTAAAGATATTGAATTTGGTTCTGACGCAAACACAAATAATGGAGGTATGAATATCTACGGTGATCCTTTCACTGATACAATTCTAAAACTATCCACAGATCACATCTCATGTATGTTAGGCAAACATTTATTGCCAACTTATTCTTATGTAAGATTTTATCAGAGGGGTGATGAGTTAAACGTACACACAGATAGACCAGAATGTGAATACTCTGCAACTCTTACTCTAGCACATCCTTCAGATCAACCACTATCCCCAATCTATTTCAACAAAACTCCTTCAAAAAATGGTGCTGAAAGTGTTACTCTAAAAAGGGGAGATCTGTGCATTTATGAAGGTTGTAAATACTATCATTGGAGAGAACCAATAGAATCTGATTGGTTGCTTCAATGTTTTATGCACTGGGTTGATGCAAATGGACCCCATAAAGACTTATTATTTGATGGAAGACCTTCTTTAGGACTACCTAAATAAAAATGTCTGAGTTACTTATTATTCTCTATCATGGCAAAACCAACAGAAACTACTGGTACTGATGTCGAAAGTATGATTACTGATCTTACATCAAGACTCGAAAAACTTCGTGAAGAACTGCTCGAAACTGAAAGAGCGTTTAACACTAAGAAAGAAGAATTTATTAAACTGTCTGGTGCTCTAGAAGCATTACATACAGTCAAAGGATAATCTTTGAAACTCCACAGAGTTATTATATACATTATTAGGGGGGTGTGTCAATATTGACTATCCCTCTTTTTTTCTCTATACTGTATTACTATGCGTTTTATCCGTAATTTGTTTAGAAACAAAAAAAGAGATGAAGAGTTACCACAACTCCTAAACGGAAATGATTACCCAGACTTTTGGGCACAAGTTGAGGGTTTCAAAAAGTTTGCTGAGTCTGTCAATCAAGGTTCTAAAGATGGCACCCCATTATTAGTATCTGAAGAGGTAAGCAAACTTAGAATTGAAGAGTGTGGTCGTTGTGATTATTACGATAAACAACAAAATAGGTGTAGGAAGTGTGGATGTTATATGAAAGTTAAGGTAAAATTTACCAATACAGCGTGTCCCATAGGTAAGTGGTAATATGTGTGGATTTGGACTAGTTTTCTCAAAAAAAGACAAAATTCCTCACAATCTTATTAAGATCGCTGAAAATGACTTAGGACTTCGTGGTCCCTCCCATGCAACACATTACCTGGGAGATGATATTTACATGTATCAATCTGTCTTGGCGATTCAAACAGAACCAGATCGTGATGACGGGTTTGCTAGTCTACCTCAGAACTTTGATGTAACTCTCTATAACGGAGAGATATATGATGATCATGAGTATGATAGTGACATCGAAATGTTGCAGAAGTCCAGTGCTAAACAACTGGTTCTGGGTCGATGTGATGGAATGTTTGCTGTTGTTCAGGCACAGAGACATGGACAATGGTTAGATATTACTGCCCTGAGAGACATTCAGGGAGAGAAAAGAATTTTCTATTATGATAACCCTAGAGTCTTAATCCTTGGTTCTACGCCATCATTCATCCTCAAAGTTATGGAGGAGTTTGATGAACCAGTGACCCTGAATGAGGTGGCACTGAAAGATTATTTTGTAACGAGACATTATATCTCAAACTCCACTGCAATCAATGGGATCTATCAAGTGCCCCCAGGTGGTAAGTTTCACTACAATAAGTATTCTTCAGTCACACAAGTGTGGACACCTAGGAAGTATCTGAACTCAGAACTTACAAGAGAACTAAACAAGACAACATCAGGACAATACACACACTATCTTGAAGAGTTACTGATAAGAACTCTCAAGAAGATGCAGTCAAATGTTCGTCCACATGTGAACGTCTATTCAACAGTATCTGGCGGTACAGATTCTTCGATAGTTACCAAACTACTGGAGAACATTGGTACTCAGTTGATAAGAGGGATCACACTTACGTTTGATGAGAAAGATTCTGTCGCCTTGTTTGCTGATAAACTGTTCGATAAACTCTACACAGGGCAGTTAGTTAGGAATGTAGATCGTGATAGTTATTATGAGTCTTATCTACAGACTCTTAAGTTATGTTGTTCTCCCATACCATCGCATGATTTTGCCTCTGCAAATCTGTTGTATGAGATGTTAGAACCTGGATCAATTCTTTATGGTGGTGATGGTGCGGACGAATTATTTCTAGGATACAAATACTATCAGAACTGTGTACGTTCAGAGTACACCATGTCGGTAAGAAATAATTTCAAACTATCATTCTATGAGAATATACAGGAAGACTATGAGTATGCCTTCCAATTCTTTATCGACAATCTATACTCTACAAAAGATGCACACATTAAAGCATGTTCCTTTGTAGATTTCTTCCATCAACTGCCTAATGCCACTCTAATGTCTGGGGATCTGATTGGTTCTAGTCATGGAATTGAGACCAGGACGCCATTCACACGCAAAGATATTGTGACCTATGCAATCAACTCTCCGCCATATTTGTTAGACAATAAGAGACCTCTTAGTAAAATCTTCGAGAATCACTACAAACGTAGACCATACGCTAAGATTGGATTTAGTGGGCATCCCAATGAAATGTATCGATACCTGACAAATGGCATTGACAAAAGTTATGACATCTACGGAAGTTATGTCCAGTCACCACACAACGACAGAGATACTGAGTGGAAGTATATAAACACTGAGTTTTTCCTTGACACATTTTGCTTTACGCCCTAATATGGGTAGGTAATTGACATAAAACAATGACTCCCGAAAAGTTCCAACTGCTCCGTGATTGGGTCCGAGCAGAGATTAAGTCAGTAATCATTGAAGAGAGTAATAAAGATACTACTAATTACTGGAAAGGAAAAAACACAGATACCGATGCACTTATGGAATCTGAAAGATCATTCCTGCGTGTTGTGCAGGCATTCTGTGGTGGACAAGTAATCCTGTGAGACCTAAGTTTTCCAATGAGTATTACAAGGTAGGATATTACCTTGGAGATGAAAAAAGGTGGGCAGTATATTTTACGATGGAATCTGCTCAGGAAGCGATGATGAAAATGATCAAGAGAGGGCAAGAGGTGATCGGGATGGAGTCCGCGACCCTGTGTGACAGTTGATCAAAGTGTCCACTACTCTCGCCACGGTGGTCCGACCCGTGTATATTAAATGAGTCGAGGGGAGACCTGAGACACACACCGAGAGGCAAAACCGTAAGAGGGAACGACAAACAGTTCTCCGCCTCTCACACTCATTCCTAAGTATCATGGGCACTCGTTCACGCATCGGTAAGCAACTCGCAGACGGTTCTATTCTGTCTGTCTATTGTCACTACGATGGTTATCCTGAGTTCAATGGTCGCGTTCTCCGTGACTATTTCTCCTCCGCTGATAAAGTTTCCGAACTGATCGACGGTGGTGATATGTCCTGCACCTGGACTAATGCAGGTTGGAACAATGAAACTCTTGACGAAAATGGTCCTCTCCACTACACTTCCCGTGGTGAATCTATCGTGAACAATGCACCGATCATTCACGATTCTCTGATGGATTTCATTGAGAATGGTGAAGAGTTCGGTTATGTGTTTACAAGTGCAGGTTGGACCTGTTATGATACTAAGACCTGGAGCGATACATACAAGCAACAGGTTGCAATCCCCGCAGGAGGTATTACCGATGGAAACTAAAATGATCCAAGTAAAGTATTACTTTAAGGAACATCCCAAAACATCACTATCAGTATTCCTCAAAACTGAAGAACAAGTTAAAGCATTCAAAGAAAAACACCCTGATTACATCTATGTCTGATTCTAAGAACTACAACGATTTTGATGAACTCTATGAAGATTTCATGGAGTCAGGTAGCGATGAGTGGTTGCTTCCTGAGTGTGGAGTGAAGGAAGAACTGGACAGGGAAACGCTTGCACTCCTCCGTTCCTTCTGATAGGATACGCAAGTCTGACGGGGTGAAGACTCTAAACTCCTCCCTACCGCGACCGACGACGATCCTTTAGTAATTTACTAAAAGAACAAGTCACGCACAAAGCAAAACTCGCAAAACAAAACTATGAACCCCATTGACATGACCTTTGAAGAAAAGGTCGAACAGGTAACCAAAGCAAATCGTATTCCTTCTGGTCAAGGATTCAATTTCTTGCGATTCCAAGAGATTGGTCTACATCAGATCGTACAACGTACAGGAAATGTTCTCGCAAACGCAGTTCGATCCCAAGGATTGGATCTCGAATACGTTGCAGCATTTACTGATCGTATCAACGAAGGTCGATACTTTTTCACCTACGAACAACCAGTAGTAAAACCTCTCGGTATCAAGAACGAGAAGGGTGAAGATCTATTTGGACTTATTTGTGGTGAACACCGACTTGGTGGACACAAAGGTGCTAAACGCCCTACGATGTTCTGTGGAGTTGGTGAGTTTGACTCTGAAGAAGATGAGATGATCTTCCAGTCAAACGAGAATGATGAAGATGATGAGTATATCAAGTCCCCACGGACTTTGACTGACGTTATCAGCACTCTGTCTCAGATGGTTGATAAAGGTATCATTGATATTGATGATGATAAGTCCATCAATCAACGTCTGATTCGTCTCAATCAAAAGACGAATGAGTTTCCTATGTTGCGTGAGCAACTTCGTACCAAGTACGGTATGATCAATCCCGTAAAGTCTTACAGTGATGAAGATCGCCGTCAGTGGTGCAGGGAACACCGAAAGGAGGTTCAATTCTCCTCCCGTAGTAACATCATCCCCATGGATGGTGTTGTCTATCAGTCCAAGACTTTTAAGGGTGGTAAAGGACCAGGAGGTCTACGAGATCTTGACTACGATCCCCGTTGTTTCTTCGACTCATGTTCACTTTTGATGCAGAAGGATGTGACCAAGGTTCACAACATCTGTTCTGTGAACAAGTCAACTTCGGAAAAGATTCCCAAGATTCGTGACTACAAGAAGAACGAGATGATGCAGGAAATGCTTGATCAGTGCATCAAGATTGTTGATTTCTATCGCGCAGGATTGATTGATCCCATCAATGATGTGACTTTCGATTTCCTTCCCCAGATCTCTGGAACCGACAACATGGAGGAACTGGTATGAACAACAAGTGGGAAGATTTCGCGTTGATTGCATTTCACGCAATGAAAGGTGTTCTACCTTTCTGGAAAAATGCAAACAGTTATCAACAACGTGCGATGACACGAATCCTGTACGATCAAGTATTCTGTGCAGGTGAACCTAACAAGACGGGTTACATTAGTTCTGCAGCAATGTCTGCAAAACGTAAGGGAAATAAGACAACAAAAGATCATTGTTTGTCTCCCCAATTTGTTGCACGGATGGTATATGACAACCCAGATGTGTGGTTGAATGATCTTGACAAGTTCAAGACTCTCTTCCTCAAGTGTTGTCAAACCATCGAAGTTACATCTTCAGAGAACACCAAACTCAGTAAACTTACTGAGAACAGAGACGGTCAATTCGTTATTCATATTGCTACACACCAGAAGTATGATCACCTTGGGATTGTACTCTTCCATCAGGAAAAAGGTGTGGTCAGTGATATATTTGAAGACCTAGTTCCTGAAGAACTTATTGACTATGAGTCTGACTACTTGGTCGCATAAGGACTCCTAATCAATCAATCCCTCTGAACCCCTTGCCCTTTCGGGTGAGGGGTTTTATATTGTATTCATACAAACGAACGCGATCAATGCAACTCCGTCCCCATCAAGTTCGTATTCTTGAGAGGATGCAAACCTATACCAAAGGACAAATTATTGTTCCTACTGGTGGTGGCAAAACGATGTGTATGATTCAAGATACTGCACACGTTCAACAGTCTAAGTGTGGTCACACCACTGTTGTTGTTGCTCCTCGTATTCTCCTTGCAGAACAACTTTGCAGTGAGTTTCTGGAGGTTATCACCTCTACATATACGCATGTGATGCACGTTCACAGTGGTGAAACTCATCACTTCTCTACCACCAACTCCGAGAAGATTCACGTCTTCGCTAACACTGCACGGAATATGGGTGAGGATTGCATTATCTTTACCACCTATCATTCTCTCCATCGTGTTGTTGATGCAGACATCGAAGTAAACACCATTTACTTTGACGAAGCACACAACTCTGTGCAACGTAACTTCTTCGGTCCTACTGAACACTTTGCTGCAGAATCTGACCGTTGTTACTTCTTCACTGCAACACCAAAACACTCCCTGACTATCAACA